TTCTAATTCTTGGTAACTTGGTAGATTTTTCATTTTCTGCCATCTTCTTGGCTCATCATATCTAATTCCATTAAATATTGTCCATTCTTTTAATCCAATGCTTTGTAAATATCTTCTACCCGTTTGAATTTTTAGAGCATCGGTGCAAAATCTTGTTCTGTTGTTCGGTAAAAAGTGCTTTTTATGTGCAATTAATTCCTCAAATGGTCTGCTATCCCTTGAAGCGGTTTCATAATTTACAACCTCAAAATTGTTACCATATCGGTATTCAAGCCAAACAATATTCAAATTCCAGCGTTTATCACATTCATTAATGAAATCCAATGTTTGCGGCATTTCCTTTCCCGTGTTCTGAAACGTAATCAAGTATTCACCACCTTCATCGATTAGCCTTTTGGTCATATATGCCGATGTTCTGCCACCGCTGAAATTTATTATATTCATTTGTATAGCGATTTGAAAAAATTACTAATCCATTCTTGTACTTCTTCAAATGTACCTATAAAAATAGGTTGCTTTTGATTCGTGTAAATTTCAGGTTTAAAATTAAAACCAACGCAGTATTTATTTTTCATACAATTTATATTCATTTTTCAAATATAAAAAATAATTACCTAACATCATAACTTCCAAAATTCTTTTTCAGCCCAAGTGATTCCATCTCAAAGTAACGCCAAGCATCAATGATGTGGTCATCACCTACGGGAATCGGTAAGGTTTTCCCATCCTTGCCTTTATCCCAGCAGTACCCACGCAATTCTTTTATGAGGTTGGTTGAATCTTTGGTTATCATATAGTTTTGACCTTGCATCACCTGTATGCCGTAATTGATTGAATCTTTACCTTTGGTTACTCCTTTGATGCTGATTCCAAATCTGCGTATTTCTTCTATTGATTTAGGTTCAGCCGAATCGGCATAGACGGGAATTCCCTTTGGAAGCACTTTGGCAATGTCGGAATTGAGCATCCCGGTACGATAACAAATTTCTTTAATTATCCTTTGGTCGTTGTATTGGTACACCTCAACGATGGCAGTCGGATCAACAGAATATCCAAAGTCAACACCGCAACCCAATAACCTTGCATCGCTTGGGATGGTGTCAATAAGTTGGTAGTTTGAGAATATAACCCCTTCAAGATTTCCGATTTGACCAAGTCCGTAAACCGCCCACCAATTACGCCAATACTCGCTTGTTTCGGCTTTTTCCTTTGCTTTTTCTATCTCGGCAACGATTGATGAATCCAACGCCTCATTATCTTTGTAGGTAAGGACTATCATTTCGGAATCCGCATCGTGTACAAGTTCCGTATCTACCCAAAATTCACTTACTGGGTTGTAATCAAGGTATATAAACTTTCGGGTACGAATCGCAAGTTGGTAGTAACTCTCCCAATCTACGTTATTACACTCGTTGATGAATAACACGTCACGCCTCGCACCCCTTAATTTATCAGGTTGGTCAGCGGAGAAAAACTCAATAAAACTATTGTTGGAAAAAGTATAGGTCAAAGATGATTTATTCCATTTGTTGGGGTCGTACATCCCCACCATTTGCATAATTTTAAGAAAATCACGGATAGCACCACGCCTCAAATGTGGGATGGATTCCGATACGATACTTATCTCGGTGTTATCTTTCTGCACCGCATAGGTAATAAGCATCGGAATAATGCTGAACGTCTTGGAACTGGATGTACCACCTCTGACAATGCGAACCCTTTTTTTGAGTTGGGCTATCTTATTTTGTGCGGTGGTCTTTTGTAGCATATCGTTGATGTCACCGAAATGGTGTCATTGCTTTTTATTTTACATCCAAATCAATTCCATTGAAGATAGGCTTTTCAAAGTCCTCATTCACCTGATGTTGCATTGATAATTTTCTCAACTCCTCATCGGTAGATACCAACTTCATCAACGCCAGTTGCAAGGTTGGATTTTCTGACCTATACCACTTGGAACGCATATTAACTTTAAGGTTTGTTTTTACCTCGGTAAGTGCATCTTTTATCTTTTCCGATTTTTCCAATTCCAAATGATAAAAGGTACTACTTGTACAAGGTAGATATGCAATAATATCCTGAATGAAAAACAATTTATGCTTCTCAATTACTTCAAGTGATTTTTGTTCTAATTCATCTCTATTATAAGCCATAAATTAAACTTATTCTTTTTTGGTTAATGGTTTCAATGTTGTGGTGTTCAAGACAATACTTGTAATTCTTTTCACCAAGTTCCTTTTGGTTCTTAATCACCTCACCAATTACTGACCAGTCATTATTCTTGACAAAAGTTACACCTTCATTATCTCGGTGGTTGGTGTATGGTTCAACTTCGCTTACAAGTATCGGTAATTTATAGGCTGCCGCCTCAACAATCTTTAATTCTGATTTGTGTTTGTTGAAATGGGTTTCAGTCAATGGGGCAAGTACTATATCAATGTGGGAATAATACTTACCGTAGTTCAATACACTTGTAACTTCACCCACCCAAAACCAATCAGGTCGCTGACGGCTTCCTGTAATTTGATATTCCATTTCTGCGGAATTTGGATCGGTTGAATTGTAACCGCAAAATAAAAACCTTGCGTTATACTTCTCACATATTTCCCCTATCTGCCCACGCAGTAACTTTACATCTTCCAAGTGCGAAAACCCTCCAACGTAACCGATGGTCAAAGGATGGTCATTCTTTTCTAACCATTGGTTTTCTTGGTGGTCAATGTAGTTTGGTAGTATATGTACATTGGGGTTTATTTCCTTTACTTTCTCTGCAAGTTGTGGCGTGGTTGTCCAAACCATTGATGCAGCCTTCAAGGACTTTAATACCGCCTCTTTGCCCTTTTCTTTGTAAACCTTGTATGCTGGGTTGTACTTGGGTACATTCCAATAGTCATCAATGTCAACGATTAATTTAACCTTTGCAGCGATGCAGCGGTCAACGATTGACATATTTAACAAGTATCGTGAAAAAATCACAATGTCGTAATCTTCAACCTTCGCTTCGTTTACCTCTTTTTCTTGGATGGCAAAGTCAATGTGAAAAATGTTTTTTTCGTAGATGTATCGTAAAGGCATAGCAATTCGATGGTAATCAACCGCACCGATTTGGTCGATAAGAACTAACACCCTTTTTTTGGAGGGTTGCTCGTCATCGGCTATTGTGGCTCGTTCTATTTTAGTCATTGGGAAATAAAGGGATATACATCCAAATGCTTACATTGTGTAACACTTCGTTGGTGTGGGCTTCAAAATAATGATCTTCATCCCAGTAGGCAACATATGCCACATCTTCATTTTCTAACTTAACCAAAACGTATTCAAAAGGGTTTGGTTGCTGAATTTCTGATTTTCTCCACATTTTCATTTTTGTAGTAGTATTTGTATTGCTTGTTCTAATGTTGACGCTATGCGATAAAGTTCCTCTTCTATTCTATCGGCTTCCTCTATCGAATAAGTTAACGTGATATTTTTCGTGTGTTTGATTGATTGTTCTTTTTCTTCCTCAACTACCTCAATCGGAATATCTACTCCCCAATGGGCTAATTCTTCAACTTCCCATTCGTTGGCAAGGGCTTCCCAATCCCATTCGCCTGAACTTGCGTTGTCCTTGATGGCAAATTCTCGTTCTTGCTCCTGTGTTAAATCCACCTGAATGATGGGTATTTCTTTCAAATCAATTTCAACGGCTGCCTTGTATCGTTGGTTACCACCAATCACCACCATATCTTTGTTGACAACGATGGGGCGAATGTCAAGCATTTCGGGGAACTCCTTTAAACTCCGACAAAGGGATTTAAATTTCGCATCACGAATTAGACGGGGATTTGATCCATTCGGAAAAACCTCTTTGATGCTTACTTTTTTAATTTTCATTTCAACCATTCAAATTGTATTGACCAAAATCCAAACGCTATGCCTATTGAATAATCAATTTGGTTCTTCGTTGTTATTTTGTTGTAAAATACTCCAAGATGGAAGCATCTTTCCTCCTCAAAATAACTATTTCTTTTTAGTGTTATTGCTGCCATTTACTTACGCATTTTTATTGTATGCAGTTTTATTAACCATTCTTTCCATTGTTTCTTATCTCCAAATTCCTCGTGGTGTTTACGACATAAAGCCATTATATTTTCTATCCTATCTGCTGACTTACTCCCACCCATTCCACGCCTTTCGATGTGATGCAAATCAACCGCCTTCGCTCCGCAAACCTCACATTCGATAAATGAATTTTTATCATATCCAAAATAATCAAAATATATTTTAGTGTGATTTTTCATCTAAAAACATATCAAATAGTAATTCCGTTGGAACGTGTGACATTCCTTTACTTTCGCTTTGCCAATAATAAGCCCCATTTTGACATAGGCAACAACCCCAATGGTTCTCGGCTATCCATTCAGCAAATTTAACTTCCAGCATCATAGGTATCATAAACTTGGTGAATATCATTAACCATCCTTTGCCATTCCTTTGGGTTACAGGTACAAGGGCGGTAAAATTTACGGGTGTTAAATAGTTTATTCCAAAGTTGAGCGACCAAATCCGCTTCTTCTTTTGAAAGGGTATCGGTAGTTGAAGCCCGTAATTCACCCCAACGCTGGTATTCCTGTTCAGTCATACATTCTTTGGGTTGTCTACCTATCGGAAATAACTTATTTAGTTTTGCCTTTCGTTCCTCACAACCGCAATCCTCACCCAAAACAAACTTGGCAACCTTGTCAATCCCAGTCGCCTTCGTTACTATCTCGACTGCATCCCCCAAGCCTTGCAACCTCTTCCGTGGAGATTTTTTGTTCGCAATATTCATAATATTTATCCTTTGTTTTTTGTTTAATGATGTTTTTTGATACCTGTAATCGGTTAAAAATGGAATGCAATGGTATTCCCGTGCGGCTTTCTATCTCTCTCATTGAGAATCCATACACGAAATATAGTTCCAACAACATTTGGTCATAATCACCCATCTCATCAATGGTTGACTTTACGCACGACATCAGGTCCTCAAATGCGTATTCGCATTCTTGTATCGGTTCTACTGGGTTAAACTGCTGCTCATCGTACACCTCACGTTTCTTTTGCCTAAAAGCATCGATAACCTTGGATTGAAGAATCTTAAAAATGTACATCGTGTTCACTTGCCCGTGATACTCAAACCTATTTAGGCTGCCTTCAACCTCGTTTATCTCACACAATTTCAGGTACATTTCTTGCACGGCATCTTCGGGGTGGTCAGAGCCGAGATAATTTGCCATTTTTATCCATTCACGATGTCTTGATGCTATCATCATAATAGTGACCACTTTTCAAATTTACAAAATAGAAAGGTATTTTGTTATAATTTCTTGAAATTCGTCAAAGTTTCTACACACCTGATAATCGTAACCCCTTTGTTTTGCCTTGCGTTCAAATTCTTTTTGGTAGGGGCTTTGTTTTCCTTTCTCGGTTTTTACCTCTATATACAACCCGTGGTAATCTTTGTTGGGTTGCATCAAAAAAAGGTCAGCAACACCAGCCAATACCCCTTCGGCTTTCATAATTGCTGCGGTAATTACCGACCTTTTACCACCGTTGGGGATGGCATATAAAACGTGTTCAGGGTATTTCAGCCTAAACCACTTGACTAAATTAATTTGTAGTTGGCTTTCGGTGAAAGATGGCATTGCAATAATCCTTTTCAACTGCTTTTAAGTCCCCATAAAAATCAACTATAACGGTTTTTTCTCCAACCTCATCAATTATTCCGTACTGGGTTTTGGTTGCACCTGGTGGGTGATATCCCACCTCTTGACCTTTGCGGAGGTAATATTCTTTCCATTTATCAATTTTAGTCTTCATTGGTTACCTCCGTATGTTTCGTTGTAGTAGTCTTCTCCTTCAGTTGTAAATGTTATTGTGTCACCGTGTTCATCAGTCACACCCTGCTGATACGCTTCAATTATCTGCTCCTTCTCCATTTCTTTGGCTATTACAAAAAATACCCTTAATGGTTTCATATCATTTCCAAAGGAAATTTTTAGTTTTTCTTCCAACAACCCTACTGCCGTTTGTTTTTTATCCATTGGGTGAGTCCTCCATTGTTAAGCCTCCAAATCTTTCAAACCATCCGTTCTTTTTGCCTTGCCTTACCCAAGCGTGGTACTTATCGTGAGCAATCATTTTGCTGCGTTGCTTTTGCATATCTTCGCTGGGTTCGTAAGTCCAAAGGGTGAAATATCTTTTACCTCCTTTGATTCTGCCGTTTTTGTAAATAACGCCTTTGGCTTCCAGTTGAGAAAGTGCAGATGTCAACGTCTGATGGGCAATGTGCTGCCTCAATTCTTCGGTGGTTCGTGAACGATCCTGTAATAATTTAACCAATAATTGCTTGTTGGTTTTCGGGGCGTTATCTTCCGACTTCGCCCTACTTTTGAAAATGTTTAGCATAATTTATCTGATTTAGTAGTTTGTTTTCAAATATGTAAATTTTTGGGTATAAAAGCCAATCTTCAACTAATTTAACTGAATGAATTATAGATGAATGGTGACGCTTTAAAACCTTCCCACATTCGCTATATGGTAGTCCTAACCCCATCCGCAAGTAATGCCCCAACAACTGGCGGCAAACAACAATATCTCTAATTCGTGAACGCCCCATTATTTCCGCCTCGGTTACTCCCGTTGCCCTTATCATTGCCACAATTAAATCTTGGTAGTCAACTATCATCGGTATTCCTTTCAGTTCCCTGATTTCGTTTTCTAACTCGTTAATTCGGGATTTAAGGTAATAAATCTCTTTATCCTTGTCCATCGCACCAAAGGGCAAATTTTGCGGCTTTGTGGTAAATTTCGTCATTAATGCCATAATCTGATTTTATTTTATTTTTTCCTAACTTATTCAACATCTCGTTTCTCATTGCCGCTTCGTGTGTTTTGATAAACTCTATTTTATCCAACACGTTCCCAGTAGGATCAACCCCCAACTCATCAAATGCCAATGCCATTGTCAAGGGGTAAATATTGACCTTCTCACCGTTCTTGACCTTGGTATAATTGGTTTTTGCCACCTGAATCATATCCGCTTTTCGGTTTTCCTCGGCTTTTATCATCAAATATTCACGTTCCTTTTTCTGAATGTTGTGTCGGTTGCTTTCTATGTACAACCGAACCACATCACTCATAAATTTTACGTTCATTACCTTTGGGGCTTTTACATCTATATGCCCATTAACCCAACTAATCACCGCCTTATCTAAAATGTCATAAGGATATTTTCCGTAACTGATTTGAATAAAGGCTATGAATTCCCTCCCGTTGGGTGGTGGATCGATTCCACCCAGACGGCAAATCTTGGAAACAGGCTCAACCATCATTTCTACCGTGGCTTGTTCTATAAACATATTCACAATTATAGTATTTTATTTTTGAAAAACAAAATTATTTACTCTTTGTACCAATTATTCAGGTTATTTTCAAACTCCGCAACCTTATCGGCGTAGGGCATTTTCTCGTCCTCAAACTTTCGTTGGTTTAAGTACACCGTAAAATTCGGGAAATACTCGGTCTTTTTTGTGCGTTGGTGGTTAACGATGTATTTCGGCAAGTGTACACGAATCTTCTCTAAATCTTCCTTTTCTAAAAGTTTAAATTTTTTGAGGGCTTCTTGTTTACTTCCAACTTGTCTATCGGAAGCCCCTTGATATGCCTTCCAGCATTGTTCAAAGATTTCTTCAATAGAAAAAGGATTTACACTTACACCCGTTTCTTTTTCTGGGTCTTGTTCTTTTTCTTCTTTTTGTTCTTGTTCTTCTTCTTCTTGTAATGGAGTATGTATACCATTTACATACTCTATCAATACCCTATTTTTGACATTGCAAAGTTCTGATTTTATGCACTTTACAACCAATGGAGATGTCGAACCATTAAATTTATTCCAGTTCTTTATCGCAATCTCTTTCGTTTCTTCGGAGTACATAATTTTACCCGTTTTAACAAAGTATGTAAGAAGTTTGGATACTCTATCAATAGAGTACCCAAGTTCAAATGAGATTTGCTTTTTACTTATTTCGTATATTCCGCATTGTTTTGTTTTCTCGTTGGTCAACAAATACAGATAGAACAACTTGTGGTCATTATCTAAATCTTGAATAAATGGATCAGACCAAAATGAAGTGTGTATTTTTCTAAAAATAGCCATAATTAAAACCCCTCATTTTTTAATTCATATGATCCTGATTTACTTTGAAATTCAATACCATAAACTCCATAATAATATTGGATAAACTCTATATATCCATCCATTCCAATAGTTAGTAATTCTTGAATGTAAACAAATTGACTATTCATATCAATATTTCTACCTATAATTACAATATTGATATTATATAAATGCTCCTTATTTCGCTTTCTTAAATAATTTTGAATTCCCTTTGCATATCCTAATGCTTGTAAAAAAGCGGATATTGAAATATTATCCAGTTTTAATTCATAGATCGTAATACTTCCCTTTTCAAAGTGATCCCTTTTTTCCGTCCTATTATAACCATAATAAGGACGCCTAAATTCAATTAAATCAGCAATACCATAATTGCCAATTCTAACTTGTCTCTTCAATTTGCCTTCAATTAGCAAACCTTTTTCCTCTAAGACATCCCTTCCAGATGTGTAGATGATTTCTTCTAAATCTTTTTCTAAAAAATTCATAATAAAAAAAGCCTCATCGAATTAGCGTGGTAAGAGCACAACTAATTCAACAAGGCTAATATCGTTTTAAACTTTGGACTCTCTTACAATCCAGTTTGTTCTATTTTCAAACAAAAGAGAGCAGTCGGTGTGTTACTACTCCCTTTGGTTTAACAAATATAACTATTTATTTTCTAATTGCAAAAATCCTGTGTGTTTATTTGTTTCAAGTGCTTTAATGTAAGCCACTTCAACTTTTGCGGTCTCAACAATCACCTGTGCAACTCCGACAATCGCCTCGGCTTTGTCGACTGCCAGTTCACCATCTTTCAGCATTTCCAACGCTTCAAAGAGGTGGTTGCGTAAATCTTCAATTTTGTTTTTCGGCATCTCCGTAATTTTCGTTAAAATAAATTTCCCCATCAGGGTTATTTGTAAAGTCCAAAGTGTCACCATATCCATCCGTCATACCTTGTTGGTATGCTTTAATGATATTATCCCTTTCTATCTTTTCGGCTTGTTCTAATTGCTTGATGCCAATAGCCCCTTCGTTATCGTAGTATTGACCAATAAGCCATTGTAGTGCGGTTTGTTTATTCATACTCCTTCGTTAATTAAAGGCACTCCTTCAAGAATGGGTGCATCTTTTAATGGTTTGTGTGCGATGATTAATTTGCAGTCACTTAAATCCGTTAGGTAATCGGGAAATTGATTAATGATGTAACCTTTTTCAAGATGATATTTACCTTTATAAGGTCTTACATCATTAATTTCTTCATCACTTACAATAAGTTCGTAGTTTTCCGTATAGATAATTTCTTGTTGTTTCATATTCTTGCGATTTGTTTTTTAAGTTTTCTGATTAATCCGTTTACTTCCTTTATTTCAGTTGGTAACTTGTTGTGAGGTTCTTGACCTTTTTGGAATCGTGTGTGAACACCACCCCAATCACTACCAAGTTTTAAACCTTTATTCCAAGCCTCTTGACCTTTTTTAAAGTGGGATGAGTTAGGAATCTTTGCAGTTTTTGACCTGTATTCCTTTGTCTTGGATAATCCAAGTTCACTTGCCTTGGTCCTGATGGCTGCAACGCTGCGTTTTAAATCCGCTGCAATCTTTTTTGTGGATCGTGTTGGGTAAAATGCTTTCAGGAATTTAATCTCATTGGGTGTGAACCTATGGTATACCTTTAAACCCATCTCATTACCCTTTGCATACACCGAGTAATAAGTCCTTCCAAGGTTATTTGCAATCATCAAGACCGATAAAGTACCCCAATTATCTTTGAGGTACTGAATCTCTTTATTACTCCATTTCATTAGAATGGCATATCATCGTTTAAGGTTGCCTTCGGTGGGTGAGCCTCCGAATAAATACTTGTCATTGTATCTTGCCCAGTCATAACGTATTGCTCTAAAAATGATGCAACCTTTGTTAAGTCGTGCATCTTGATAACTCCGTTGGTAACCAAGTCACCAGCAACTTTAAGCACTGACATTCTTGCAATACGTTTTTCGGTTTCAGGATCTTTTTGAAACGCTGGTTTACCACCTCCACCAAAACTTTGTTGTTGTGGTTGTACAGGCTTTATTGTGTAGTACATTGCCCCACCCGTTGCTTGTTTTGAATCACGGGTGTATGTCGCTTCTTGTCCAACGACAAACTTGTTTTGCTCTAAACTCTTGGACATATATGTCCCGTACTCTCCATTCTCAAAATGTACCTCAAATTTGTACAATAATCCGTACTGACTGTTCCAAGTTCCGTTTCCTGTTACTTGTGTTACTTTGCTTCTTGTTTCCATAATAATAATGATTTTAATTTATAGTTTGTTCTTGTTAAAATTTCGATTTGTTTCTCTACTGATAGTTGATTTTGTTTGAATTTCCAACGCCAAGTGGCTACCGTGTAGTAATTTACGCCAGTAGCCTGTGCGATTTGGGTGTTGGTGTTTTTAGTGAATAAATCAAATAGTGCTTCGTGTGTTTCCATATTTCAAATATAAACAATTACTCTGACTTTTCGTGCAAGTAATTATAAAAATCTTCCTTGCGTGGGTTCTCAAATTTAGCATCATCGTAGCCCATTTTGTAAGCCAAGTTGACTTCCAGTTCAATGGATTTTTCCAATCGGTCAACAATGGAGTTGATGAATGTCATTGGTACATCTTTCATCCCTGTGTCGGCAAGGATCTCTTTTAATAGTTGGTGTGGTTTTGTTATCATTTTGTTTTTTTATTGGTTAATTTAATTGATAACCACCAAAGTCCGTAAATAACTGCTATGGTGGTGTAAACTGCGAATCTTAAAAAGTTTTGGTCGTACATATTATTTAGTTTTAAAAGGGGCGGTTAAGCCCCTGTGAATTATTTATTTAAATTGCTGAATTGAATTTTATGAATGTCTTGTGCTATATATACATACACTTGGTGTGTGTTACGAATACCTGATTTTTTAAAATAGTTCATTGATTCTTCAACGCTTTTACCTGTCAAATACATAAAATAGTAAAGCAAATCTTCATAAGTAGCAAAATCATAACCTTTAACACTTAACTTCTCGATGAATTTTGCGATAACCGTTTCTTTGTTGTTTTGTGCGTTTTTCATATTGTTTCGTTTAATTGTATAGCAAATATACACTCATATTTTATATTTCAAAAATAAAAAGAACGAATAAGTAAAAATACCGCACATTTTTTGTGAATGAACGGTTTTTATGAGTGAATGGAATTAAAGCGTTTTAAGAGCCTCGATTAATTCGGGTTGGGGAAATGTATCAACCTTGTCTTTTCTTACACTACAATGCGTAAAAACGCCATTCTCACCACTCAAAGCACGTTTAGTTACATCCCAAATATCTTCATTGTAAGAAATATCAATCGAATACTTTTCTTTCCACAACTTTAATAGGTGTACAACTGCATCAATTTGAGCCTGTGTATATGAATGGTAATGTTTGAACCCTCGGTGTGGCTTTGCCAATGTGGTTACCTCATCACCTTGGATTTCTTTACCTGTATAAGAATAGTATTTCTCACCTTTTTTGGTTAGTTGCCCCCAAGCAATTAGTTCAATTCCGATGCTCAACTTGTCCAAGTTCAGGTAACTCAACCCGTTTTCCTTAAACACGGAGTTGGGCAGTCCTAAATGATACGCCCAAAATTGTGAGCCAAAACCTTGTTTGATGCTTCCATCCCTATCAATTACAACACAAGTTGCAATGCGTGGTTTATCTTTTCCCCACCATCCAAAAACATCATCGCCCTTACCAGTACCAGCGGTGTGGTGTAAGTAGATTTGAGTTTTGTTGGTTGGTTCTTTGTAATAATCGTTAAATGGTACTTGTGTTATTTTCATCTGACTTATTTTTACCATTCGTGTATTTATCTATAACCGTGTAACCCAATGAGAAAATAGTGATAAACTCCACCGCTTCAACCAAAGGATCAGTATTGTAATAAACCAGGCTGCCAAAAAGCACCAAAGCCCCAAAAATACCAACAAATCTTTTGGATGAAAATTCGCCCTTGTCACCTTTGAATAACTCACTTATTCTCATAGAAATATTTTTCAATTAAAAGACTATCGTTCAAATTGTGAATCTCCTCTAAAACCATTGCAGCACTATCGCACATCATTTCCGAGTGATGGATTTGCTCTTCGGCTTTCTGCTCAACATCAGGTTCAATTGCAACCGCCATAATTAAGGCTATTATTGCTATTCCGTAAAGTAGTTTCATATCTTACCTAAATTTTTATAAATGCTTATTTCAGTAATTAACGCACTACAAAGCGAATCTTGCGTTTTTAACATCTTTGACATCTTTTCTAACTTCGCCTCACATAACTCCAACCGCTTTTCGCAGCGGTCATTGATGGCTTTGCTTTGGCGTTCAGCACGATAATATAGCACACTCACAACGACCAACATAAGGAATGTTATTGCCTTGGTTGGATCGCTCTTAAATTCGTCAAAGGTTATTGGTAGTTTCATTGGTATCAGTTAGTTTCATCAGGGAAAGGTGTATATTCAATGCGTTCAAGTTCGTTTAATTGCTTGTGTATTGCTTCAAAAGTAGGATCGTTTAAAACTTCTGTTCCAACTATCCATCTATCAGAGCCGTCTTTTACAAATAGTAATTCACTTGAATTATTCTTGTACCCATTAAGAGCAGAATATTGTTCATTATTTGGATGTAGTACAATTATCATAGTGATGTTAAATAAGTGTTTAATGCGTTATAAAAATTCGTATTCTCAGAAACTAATGAAGCACCCATCCCATAAAATGCTACTTTATAACTTGAACGATTGGCACTACTTTGAAGTATTTGTTGTGATTGAGTAGGAAGTGATAATGATGTTTGCGTTCTTGAATATTGTGTTGTTCCTACAAATAATTCAGTATTTGTAGATGATGTTCTATTATATAGTCTATATCCGTCAGGACTATTATCAGCTATAGCACTTAAATTACTTGATGAATTAAATCTTTGAGAATTTGAATTGCTCTTGTTCATAAAACTATTATTTTGACCGCCATTTCCGTCAATGATAGTATTTGTTGATGTACCGCTAACCCAAGCCATGCGACTTGCATTATTTAAAGTAAAATTAACCCCATTAGTAGATGGAATAAAATTTGTATCAATATAACTACTTGTTCCGTTTCCTGTAAATCCTTCATTTGTTGTAAATGTAGGACTATTAATAGCAGTATATTGAGATAGCCTTTTCCAATCAATCAATGCAAAATTATTATTCCCATCTGTTGCAAATACTGCAAAAGTGTCAAGTTTAGACCAAACACCAGCAGCCTTTAAATCAAGAACTAATTTATTTTGTTTTATTTGTTGTGCAGCACTCGGCTTTGTATAGCCTTGTGTTGTTGCATAATTTAATATTGCCTGATAAGACACATCAAACTGACCAATCTGACTTCCAACTATCCCGTGTGTTGCTAAAATCATATTTTTTAACTTACGATGTCACCAAAAAGGTAGGCTTCACTTGACGATAAAAAAATTAAAGTCGCACCGCTATATTGAACATTTAGTTTAAGTTTGCCCCCATTACTGCGGATAGTCATACCAGAACCTGCAACAATAGTAGTTTGACCTGCTCCGTATTGTGCAAGTAAAATTTGTTGCCCTGCTGAAAAAACCGAAGCAGGAACAGTCAAGTTATTTGCACTTCCTACGTTCATTTCAACTAACTTGTCAGCATCAGATAAAACAAGCGTGTAAGATGCCGTTTGGCGGTTGGTAGTGATTAGTTTAGCGGTCTTTGAATCTACTTGTGTTTGCACCGCACTTGTAACGCCATTTAAATAACCAAATTCAGTGTTGTCAACCGTGCCACTTCCAATAGCAGTTGCATCAATTCCTGTTGCAGGTGCGACACTAATATTTCCACTACCTAAAAGAGATGTAGAATTAATGGTTTTTATGTTTGTGCCTGAAACTAAAGTTTCTTGAACTGCAAGATTTCCTGAACCTAATAAACTTGTAGAGTTAACGGTTTTAATGTTTGTTCCGCTTTGCAATAAATCTTGCTTACCTCCAAACTGCGTTTGAATATTATCAGTTACACCGTTAAGATATTGAAACTCAGTGTTTGATATCGTGCCGTTTGCAATTTTAGCCGCATCGATTCCGCTTGGTAAATCAGTAGCCGCAAGGTCATCCCCAGCAGTTACTAAACCCTTTGCATCGTAGGTTATTTTAGTTTTTGTCGCTCCTGTAATTGCAGCGTTTTCGTCAACTTTGCCGTCTAATTGGGTTTGAATTGCACTTGTAACACCGTTCAATGTTTGAAACTCCGCATTACTTACAGTGCCGTCAGCCAACTTTGCAGCGTCAATTCCTGTGCCTAATTTAGCATTACTTACAACACCGTTGTCAATAGTCCAAGTCGCTCCACTTGCAGAAACTGTTATATCACCTTTGTCACCATCGGTAACACCACCACTTGCAGCGGCTATCGTGATTTGATTTGTGCCGTTATCGGTGATGGTTACATTTGCACCTTCAATCAATGTTATCGCACCACTTAACCCGTCAAGGGTAGTAACTCCACCACTTCCCGAAATGGTTATATTTCCGCTTCCTAAAAGTGATTCATTATTGATGGTTTTGATATTGCTTCCACTTACCAAAGTAGGTTGTACGGTAACTGAACCAGTTGAACCATTTACACTTTGAACGGGTGATTGAGCCGCTATTTGGGAAATACTTATTTTCTTGGTTGTATCATCACTCACATCCACAATGGGAAGCACATCCGTAGAGGCTACCGTGGTTATTGCCGTGAGTTGACTTATCTTTTGATCTGCCATAATTAATTAACGATTTAAGGTGTTTTTGTTATCGGTCCAATTCCTTGCGCCCATAGTGTGCCGTCACAACATTTCACACTATATTTTAAGGTATTTTTGCAGAGGCATCCACGCTTTGAACTTGGAGGTGAGGACCTCGATGGGGTTTCTTTTAAAACTTTTTTATCAACCATAATAAAATTGAAATTAACGCTATCAGAATAACCCACGGATTCCAATCATTTTCCTTCATTATCACTTGGGGTACATTTACGGTTTTAGTGATTTTAATCGTGTCAGGGCGTTGCTTTATGTATGTACGAATAACATCGTGGTCACGATAAATTTCAACCCTCACGCTACCCGTATCAATGATAATAGTATCGTGTACTTCGGTTTCAAAAGTCTCATAAATCTCTACCGAATCGGTATAAATGATGGTGTCTAATTTTATAACTTGTGGTTTACAAATTGCCCCATCTTTTTTACAGGCTTGTTTTAAGTGCCATTGAGCCGAGCAAGATGATAGCAATACTATCAACACAACTGCCTTGGCAAATAAAAAGGATTTCACGGGCTTGGAAGCCTTGATTTCCTTGTACACTTTCTCCAACTTTTGCACCTTGTCGGGCTTGGGTTTATAGGGTTTTTTTATAGATTCCATCCTGTGTAATTACTTGGATCTTGGTCGGGGTACATTCCACTTTGTTGGTCCTGTGTAAATTCAGGGAATAGTTGAGGATAATAATTCAAATAACTCACCGTCTTTTGGCGATAAGTTTCTGCAATATCCCTTTGTCTTTTCACAATCATATCAATCTCAACCCTATCAGGTAACTGCGTATTTTCGGGATTATTCCGAACAATACCAGCGTTGCTTATCTCATAGCCGTGGAATAACAAAAAGTCAGCCATTGCATAGTGAATGAGCATCGGTTGTAGGTATTGATTCACCAAAGTCAAATAGTTCCCAGCAAGGGTGTTCCCTTGCACCTTGGTTAAGATTGACCGATACAAAGCCGTGCCACACACCTCTTGGATTTGAATGTCTTGGGCTATCTTTATAAATGGCGTAACTTTATCAATGTCCACATTGCCACCCAACTGGGTGTATTTAAACAAGTGGTCTTTGGTTATTAAAAGTACATTATCGTTTGCGTACATTTCTATTTATTCTTTAAACTTCCTTTGTTCGGTAAATCAATGGTCTTGGTTGATGCAGTTTGCCAATCAGGTGGACTGAAAGGTACACCAGCTGCATCCGCACTTTGGTTACTTACCCTTTTGTAATTATCTAAATCTTTAATGGCTTGGCTTTTCTCTTCGGGTGTTAATGGGATAAATTTACCACCACTTACACGTTTACGCATATAGGTCAAGCGATACCATTGATGTTTGCAATTAACACCCCCTTTATACTTCCAAATAGAATAATTTGATTTTCCACTTGGTGCAAATTGACCGTTAACACCATCATCGCCCATCGTATCAATGTCCTCCCTTCGGTATACCACGCCTAACTTGGCATTGGCAACCATATCTTTGCAAAACTGACGTGAATTACCACTTGCACTCATTGGGGCATAACGATAGCGAATTAAATAAACCCCTTTATCATCCTTTGATTTATCTTCGGGGTTAGCAAATCTTTTGAAGAACTTGTATTCGTTGTCATCAGTAACGGGGCTTTCATCAATTAATTCAAACTCCTCACCAATAACTTCGCCTTTGTCTTTCAAATAGTCCAACCATTCGTTCTCTATTTCTTCGGTAAATTCAGGTAAGTCTGCACTTAACTGCAAATTTTTAACCTTGGTTTCTGCCCAACTGATTCCTGAATCACCGCCCCAAGCATCCCACATCAATCCACCACATCCCTCGGAATATGGCACATCTTTATTTTGTTGATGCCTACGAAATGCAGCCATTCTTTTAACGGTCTCAATTGAGATGGGTTCTTTATTGGCTAATTGGTGCGCCCTTGCTTTACCTACGTTTGTACCGCAGTCACCCCAACCGTGTTGCATCACCCATTTTAACGCCCTTTTGGCATTGTTGGATGCCCCTTCGGGGTAATCGGTAAATGATTCTTCAAGTTCTACCTTCTCACCCTCAAAATATGAATAACAAATTGCAGCCGCTTGATCCGCATCCTTGCCCTCTTTAACGACAACAGGGATGCAACGTGCTAAAAAATCATTTTTGCTCTCACTTGGGTTAGGTTTAACAAGTTCAACTTTGCTGAACCCAAATTCTTTTTCTTTGGTTTCTTCGTTTACTACCTTACCACTCAAATCAGTAAATTCCAAAGGCTGCAATGTCTTGAAATAAATATCCAAGTTGTAACCATTGGCATTCATTATCTTTCTAACCCCATCTAAAAGTAATCTTTGGAATGGGCGAATAACCGTATTATCAAATAAAATAGATGCGGTTTTCAATTCATCGGCATTGTTTCCAAAACCAGTTGAATCTTTGATACCTAAAAGCATTGGTGAGGTCACACGGTGCGACATCATTACCTTTTGCATACTTTCGGTAGAAAGAAACTGATATTGGTTGTGTGCGTCAGATAACTGAACAGGTGTTATATCCGCTTTGCTTTCTGCGTTATCGTTAAAAGATAGGATGAATTTACCCGTATTTGATGAGCCTGTGAACTTATTGATTATTTGGGCTTCAATCATATCCTTCACTTCCGCTGGTGGTTGTCCATTGTTGAAGTTGATCAACATTGACGGTGCCATACCATTTTTGATGTTATTGATATGATAGTTTGAAATCTCGGTTTCAAGTTCTGCCCATTGTGTACCCCCTTGATAATCTACTGGGCTGAAATAATAGTTACCAGTTGAGTAAGGTTTAATCACCAATACGCACTCGGTTGCATTTTCATCAAATCCAAAAGACGCAAATCGGTGAGGTTTTTGACCTCTCTTCAATTTACTCCAATCGGGTGCGAAATAATAACCTTCAATTTCTCCCTTATCGTTGCATTTTTCGGGGCGTAAAGTTTGTATTGCCCAATGTTCAGCCTTAACGTACTTTTTTCTATCCTTGGACTTCACCAAGTGAATAGCACATTGCCCTAACATCTTCAAATCCATTGCGGCATTTCGCAAACAATCTTCGTGGAATAGTTTTTTTAAGTCAAGGTAACCCGATAAATGCCTATCGGCACGAACCACCTCTAAACCATCCCCATAAATTAAGTCAGATATACCCTTTATACAAGCGTTATTGGTTGCTGAGCCATAGTAAAGGTCAATAAGGTATTGATAATAATTATTATCTTGACCGTATTCAACCCACTCTTTATTTTTCTGCTCAACGATGGTTGGGCTTGTATAGGTTTCTAATTGTATAAATTTCAAGTTACTCATATCGTTATCCATTCAGGGCTTTCATCCGCAGTTGTGTCCCAAGTTTTAAAGGTGTTATTAATGTTTGTTGATTCGGTTGACCAAGTAGCCACATATTCCCACATCAGTTTACCTTCGTATTTAATTCGTATCAAAATAGTATCGAGGTCCTGTGCCACCGCAGTAATGTTTGACAATGACGGCAAAGTAACCGTCACCTTGCTGCCTACTATTGTAACTGATGATTCCGCTTCAACCATTGTTTTTGTATTTTTGTGCCACACCTCAACATCTACCGTGCCCCCAGCGTAGGCAATTACGATTTTTGATCCATTTTCCTGTAAAAGAAAATCACCACTTTGCAGCAATAAAAATGAATCATTCCCACCGCCCCCTTGACTGACATCGTCAAACGATACAAAGGGGAAAAATGAAATAGATGATGTGGTATTATTGATAACCATTTTATAATTAACGTAAAATCAAAATCTTGTTATAAAAGAAAAGGGGCGTGATGCCCCTTCCCTTGAAACCTAAACAAGAAATATGGAAAACTAAGAAGCCAATGTTACCACCGATGACATATCTGAATATGATTCAGCATCCACGATTGCTTTTGGGGTTGGTTCCATTCCCACAAGGGTAATGGTGTTCAAACGAGCATCACCCATTTGTGTCCCCCACGATTCAACGTCAGTTGTTGCATCCATACCTTCGGTTTCTCCCAAAAGTGTGAATACATCATTTCTATCCCAAACGATTACTCTCCAACGACCTTTTGTCAAGGTGTCGAAGATTTCCGCATCACTATCAGCAGCGTTCGGAGTGCTTCCGCTTGGCTTCAAAGATAGTGTTAAAGTTTGGGTGTAAGCAGTTGTGCCATTGTCACGTGACGCAGCACCACTTACTTCCAAGGTTGATAAACCTTTTAATTCCCAAAAATATGCAGTTGATTTAACAGGCGTTGGAGACGCACCGTTATTGATTGAGGTTACTAAACCACTCGCATCTTTACTAACTACGTTTGAAAAAACGTAAGGAACTAAAAATACGCCACGCAAACCACCGACAAATTCTTTGCAGGGTTCACTTCTATTTGCTAATGTATTACAAGCCATTTTATTTTGATTTTTAAATAAAAAGGGAGGGAATCACCCCTCCCCCTTTGATGAACTACAAATCAGATTATTAATTAGGAAATATTAAGAATTACTTGTTGAGTTGGGTTAGTTGCGATGATACCACCAGTGAAACGCATGATTACACGCACGTTTTGGCTTCCATCAATGTCGCTCATATCGATAACCTTAACTTCGTTAGTATCGCTCAACAAACCAGTACCAAAGTGTAAGTCAGATTTAAGACCAAGTACACAATCAGAATCGTTAAGACCTGGGCAAAGGTTTACAGGAATACCTTGGAAGTTCATAGGCTTCTCACCAACGTAGAATTGGAAGTTATAGTTACCAGCAGAAAGAGCCGCTTGGTAAGCCTTCATTGTAGTTGGACCAACATAGTATTGGAATCCTTCTTTACCGTACAAAGCAGCTGGAGAAGCATCCAACATCGCTTGTAAACGAGCAACTACGTTTGAACCAGTTGTTGCACCTGAACCTGTTACTGCGATTGCAGAGTTATCAGCCAAGTAACCGAACATACCGTCTTGACCAGCAGTTACCGCTGAATCATAGAACAAAGATGATTTCCAAATACCCAATTCGATTGATTGAGCAACCTCGGCAGCAACTTGTGCCAACAAGAACTCTTCAAACGATGCTGGTAATTTTTCAAATGCAGAGTAACCCGCTTCAGCCGCTTCCCAAGTTGTACGCAAGTTATTTTTGCACAATTGCAAGTTAACTTGTTTTTCAGTTGTGGTCAAAACGTATTCACCCAAAGTTACTGAAGAAGAATCAGTAAAGTCGCAAGTTGCGTCAGCAACGGCAACGGTGTTCTGCCAGTTACGAATAACTTGCTTGAACGCTACGTTAGGATGAAGAGTGATTAAATCTTTTGCAAGGGTATCACCTGACAAAAGTGATGCGGCAATATATTTACCAGCAAACTGACCAGCGTAGGTGTTTGGACTGATAGTAGGTCCGCTTAAATGAATTTTTCTATTTGACATGATTTTTGGTTTTTAAAATAATTGGTTAAATACTCTATCTTGGATTGTTTCGCCTCTTCTTGAACCAAGTTTAAATTGAACATTGGTTTGTGTAGTGGCTTCGGGGTTGAACTTTGTGTGTTCTGCTGGGCTTTCAGCAAGTTGCTTTTTCAACTCTTCGTTCTCGGCAGATAACTGCACGTTAACGGCTTTCAAATCTTCGTTGGCTTTCTCGATAGCAGATAAACGAGTTTCGATTTTAGAGAAATAAGATTCTTCCATTTCGGTTTTTGACTTCACAACCTTTTTAGGCATTGATTCCATCATACCAGTTTCCTCTTTTTCGATTTCATCCTTCGCTTCGATAACTTCTTCAACGATTTCCTCTTCTTTTTCTTCGCCTTCGATTGAAACTTCAACGATAACGCCTTGCTCATCAACTTCAATTTTCATTCCATCTTCAAGCATATATTCGCCCATAGGAACGGGGATGTTACCCTCTTCGGTTACGATGAAAACTGCATTACCTATCTCAAACGCCTCTGCATCAAAGATGGCTTCACCATCCATTGTTTTTACCTGTGCTAATTCAACCTTTGTTTCCTCGGTTGATTCCTTACCCATTACGATATCGTATACACGGTTAAGGATGTCTTTTGCGTTGCTCATATAATTAATTAACGATTGGTTTAAATGGTGTTGGGTTTTTAGAATTTCTTTGTATAATATTCAACATTTTTCACTTGGTATTGTAGAATATTAAGTACATCCCATAATTTATTATATTCAGCACTACTTCTTGGATCTAATCCAATATTCTCCATTTGACTTGCAATTTTTGTTCCAATAGATTTACCATTGTCATAAATATTCATACTTTCCTTTACTTTGGCTTCTGCTTTATCAACCATAAAACTCAATTTTTGAAATTGTTCAACAAATTGAATTAATTCTTTTTGTGCAGTAATTGCGTTTTGAGTAATTTTAGATGCTTCATCTAATAACGCAAATTCTACTTTAATTACTTTCTTTTGCATATTGTTTTAATAATTTTTTTAGTTCTGTTAACATCACTTCCTCTTTGCTCATAGTGGTTGACTTATCGGCAAAGAAACCTTCAATGGAAAATCCCTTTACTT